CTCTAGTACTCTATCATCCATGCGGGATAATTATATTCCAAATTAAAATGAATTGTCAATGGGGATCAGGGGCCGAAGAAAAAAGCCCCTTGCGGGGCTTTTTCTCTAGTACGTCATGCCGAAGCGGATGTTGATGTACTGGAAGCGGTTGACGGGCGGATCCCGCAGCAGTTTCGCTTCTTTGGTTGAATACTCCTGCTTGTAGTTGTATACAAAGGCAACCCAGCCGTTCTTGACGTTAAACTGCACTTTGGGTTCAATCTCGATAGTCGTGTAGGGCGCTTCGTCGTTCAGGCGTTTGCCGAAGTCGTTTTCGTACATGAAGGCCGCGCCGACAAAAAGCATTTTGTCAAGAAGATTAAGATAAAAACTGGGTTTAAGGCTGATGCGGTTTCTGTTTTCATCTTTGGTGATGCCGGATGTTATAAGGCCCATGCGGAGTTGCGCGGTAAACAGGTCCGGCGCGTACTGCGCGAAAATCCAGTTCTTGTAATACCTGAAATTGTAATTGACATTTACGCCGACGCCCTCGTAAATGCCTAACGCCCAAACCTGCATTCCGGGCAGCAGGTTTTTAAGATAGCGCTCCTCCACGCGGAAGATAAAGTCGTCGCCGTCTATTTCGCCGGGCTGTTTGGCGATGCCGCCGTTGCGGGTGTCCCAGTCGCTGTCAAGGCGGTAGGCGAAACGCACAAGGAACCAGTCGTGCTCGTAGGCAACGCCGAAGACCGATTCCCGCAGGATGTCCGCCAGGGTCGCCTCCCTGCTGTTGCCCTGATCCAGGGCGTTGTTGAACCAGTTAAGCACAAAGCCCACGTTAAGGCCTTTAAGCAAAGGCACGGCGGCGATGTCCGGCTTGTATTCCACGCGCATACCGCCCCTGCTGCCAAGTTCCAGTTCCTTCCATTCTTCCGGGCCGCCGGTTCCCCAGGGCGAAGCTCCCAGCTTGCCCATGGATACCGTCAGCTGATCGTCAAACGCGTTGAAATAACCGAAAAGGTACGGCCACAAGGGCGCCTGAAAAGTGCTTCCCCAGTCGTCCCACTGGATACGCCCTTTAATTCCCACGTTGTCGTGCGAGTAGGCAAAATTCAGGCGGATGCGCCCCTCGCCGTTTCCCGAGTCGTCATGGTTGTGGAGGGTTACCCTGGTTTCCGTGTCCTGCCCTATTCTCTCGTTTTTCTCCCAGAATATACCGGTCTTTACTTCGCCGTCCAGCGTAAAAACTTTCTCGCCTGCTGCTTCTTCTTCCTGGGCATATACGAACGCCGCCAGGGCTATGAGCATTATTGCCAGCGCGCAATATTTTTTTCTCATGTTAATGTTTCCTCCTTGTGTGTCTTAGTGATTAGTGGTTAGTGGTTAGTGCAAAGTCTTTACTAACCACTGTCCACTATCCCTCGCTATCTTTTCTTCAAAAAAGGACAGCCGGGATTCCTCGCTGCCTGCTCATACTTTAAGAGCGCATACTGATTATAGAGCGCCCTCTTCCCCGGAGGTAGAGCCATATAATTATCTATAGACCCTATCTCCGGGAACATCTCGCAAACCTCCAGCATAAGCCTAACCCGGCCACCGGCTCTAGCTAGTTTTTTGCCATACTCTCCAAGTCATCCTCATTCATAGCGCTGATCTCATCAATAATGTCCACAACACGGGACTTCTCCCCGACAAACAACACCCTATCTATCAGCTCTGCCTTATCGAAAACCATAAAAGAATTCCTAAAGGCCTCCTGCACATTGGGATTATCCCAGAGCCGCCTCTTATCCTCATCAACGGTAGCCGTATAGATAAGCAAAGAACGGAACTTAGACCAATTAGTCTCCGGCCTAGCGTTTTTATACCTAGGATTATACGACGCAGGAGTTGCACTGCGCATACAATTCATCGTCTCATCTTCTGAAACCGGACGCACTCTAAATTCAAAGAGCACCTTACCCTGACGCTTAATCTGGATCTTGCGTATATTCCCCTCATCGCTTATCCCGCTACCGGCTTTGAGCAAACCATCCAAAAGATCCTGCTCATTCATCAAAACCTCTTCCGTGGTAAGGGCATCATTCAAATCATCATACGAACCATAATTAACCTTATTCTCCAAAACAAAAACCTCCCTTTATTTTACGCTCGAACGATAAGCATCCGTTGTCAAGCCATCTACATTCTCGAACTTCTCCAAGAGTTCCGGAGTAGCATTACAACGGAAACTCCAATCCCTATAGATAATCTCACCGGGTTGCAATTTCTGTAAATCAATACTCCCATCCGGCACACACCATCTATACACAACGCGCTCCGACTGTCCATCACGCCGCCTTAGCTTACCCACAAAATCAAAACCGGGGAAATACCCCTGCTGCATATCAGAGATCAACTCACTCAGCATAATATCATCACGGATAACCGCCTCTGTCAGAGTCAGCGTTATAGTATAACCCGTAGTCACCGCATAAACCAAAGCACTGCCCACCGGCTGATAATCCGTGTTGTTCATCGAAAGCTGAGATTGAAAAGTATTCACTTCGGCCAAAAATATATTAGTACCATAGCGCGTAGTCACATACAATTGTCCATCTTTACCAGTGATCAAATGCCTCACATTCAAAATAGATGGATCATTTAAACCATTAAGCGGCACTCAAAATACAACTCCTTTCTCTGTAATTACTGTTCATCAGGCGCAAAGCGGAACTTAAATGTAAAATACATCTTCTCCAGTGCATCAATGTCATCGGCATACACCAAAAACCAAGCACTATCACCAGCCGGCGCATTATCCGGATCAAGCACACAATGAGCGCCGCCTAGTAGCTTGCGTTCAGCCACCATAGCATTGCAGACCCCATTGCCACTCTGCACAACAGTCATTCGCCCATCGGGATCATTATTAATGCGGCCAACTAAAAGCTCAATGGTATCATTAAGCCGCTGCATAAGCTCAAAGCGCACCTTAACCCTCTTGATCTTCTTCCAGCCCACATCATCATTAGATCCGGGTAGCACCAGCGAATTAATACCCTGCTCCACCCAAACCGTATTAGCCGCACTGGTAGAGAAAGTAAGCATACCTGCCAAAATAGCTGACTCATACTGAAAATTAGTCAACTGCTCGACAAGCTCTGTAGCTCCGGCAATAGGCGCATGAGTAATACTCTCATTGCTAGGAGTTCCGGCAATCATCCCGGCCACCCTAGCCGCCGCCTTCCAGCCTTCATAAACCTCACCTGTCAAATCCACAAAACCACTGCCCACATACACCAACCGATAATCATTAAAAGCAGATGCATGTAACATTCGTGTCTCCAGAGGAACGCTACTATCTTCTCCAACAACCCCCATAACAAACTTACCGCTTTGATAAACTCGGTTCAAATACATCTGCATCAAAACCTGTACGCTCAGGTTACTGGTATCCATAGCCAGCACATTCCAGCGAGATGCCTCCAGCGCCTCAAAAGCCGCCGAATAAGCCGCCACATTCACCAACGGATCAGTGCCCGGCGTAACCGGATCCTGATCCACCACCGCCAGCGGCTCTGTACTATCTGCCAGCTTAACCAGAGTAAAATAACTGCTTTTGCGAGTAGCCTCCAGTAGCCCATTAACCTGATCCGCGCCGGCAGAGATATCAAAAGTAAACTTCTCCAGCACAGTAGTATCATCGAGAAGCAACAGTTCGCCCACCGCTGGATTATCCAAAGTAGGCCGGATAGTAACGCTGAACTGACGGCTACCCGGGTAACGCATCACCAGCCTGAGCACTGCAACCGGCGCAATATCAGTATCCTCAATCAAATAACTACCAGCCGTCGCCGTCGATGCATCGCCGAGGCGCATAGCAAAAACCAGCCGTGCCCCACCGCGAAACTGCTCCAGCGCAACAGATGTAGTGCCGCCTTCGCCATAAACCCGCGCAATATGAGAGAAATTCTCAATAGCTACCGGTTTAGCCAGTGGCCCCCAATTAGAACGGAACACAGCCCCACAGCGACCATCGGCAGCTCCGGCAATAGGCGGCGTACCCCAGTTCTCATAGCGGAAATAGATGCCTGGTCTAACCTTCTTCTCTCCAATAGTAAAAAAAGACGCCAATTAATCCACCTCACTCTCCATAAAAGCCTTTACAACCTCCTGAGCCTCAGCAAAACTAGCCTTTTTGAGCCCCTTAATGCGCATAGCCGCCAACACCACTTCGGAAGGAACGCCAAACCTACCCTTTGAAGCCGCCGCAAGTTCAGCGGCACTATAGACCACCTCACCGATTTTAGCATCAGTCTCCACTTTTACATCAACCTCTTCGGATCCATAAGCCTCCAGATTTTCGCCAAATTCCCCTAGCATGTGGCACAACCTCCATTCCTAAATTAGTCAAATTAGCATTATTTAAAACAACCTGTGTAAACTCTTTACGCTGTTGTACTAAAACCCCATAATAACCCGTTACACTAAGCTGACCTTCCCTCAATGGATCCGCACTATGTCGCAAGGATATATCTTTGATAAACATAGGCGAGCCATCTTCCAAAATCACTTCACCATCTTGCATCAAATACTCAGTCATAACCTTAGTCCAGCGATTGCGCTCCGTCACCGAATCCGCGATAACATGAGCCGCAAACTGCCCCGTATACCAATTGACAGCATAACTCTGAGTATCTAAAACCGTGGCGCCCTCAAAGCGCCAATACACAGCCGGATGCGCATCTGTTGGCCTAAAGACAGACGGCAGATGGTCAAAAGCAACCAACGTAACATCTTCAAAGCGCTCCTGTGTCCAGGAATTAAGCCCCCATATGGGATCCGGATCGGTAGAAAGTTGCTCTGGAAATTGCAACAGGTCAAAAAAAACCGTAACCCCGAAAACCTCCGGAGTAGTATTATCCTTACTGATCTGCCCAGTTTTCTCAAAATTAAAAGCCTCCGAATGGCTCCAAACAGCACAGAAGGTATTATGCTCATCGGTAACAAAAAAACCGCCATTGATTAAATCGATCAACCGCGCCTCAATATTCTCCGGCAGAGCATCATCTAGAGAACAAGCCCAAACATTAAGCGTGAGCAATCCAGCCGTCTTCCGTTCCGGATCAAAGCTCAAATCCAAAACATAATCCACCCGAGGAAAACAAGAACCTTCCCAAAGAGGATCAGTATCAACAGGGCTCTTCTGAAAGATAAAAGCCGCCTCGCCATCATAGCAAGCCAGCATACCAGCTATTTGCGGATCTCCCCGCACCAAATCCTTTAAAAGACCAGCGAACATTTTACTAACCACCACCTCCGGGCTGATAATTAATCGTTTCAAAATCAGTTGTCCAATAGACTTCCCAAACGC